TGGACGCGCATTCTTTAAACCTTGTGGATCATTTATTCTAGCACGTGGTTGTAGTTGCGGATGTTTTTCTTCAAACTCAGAAGAGTGTACAAACGCACCATTCCATTCGGTGCGCATTTCATTATACGGAAAAGCCATGCCACTTCTATCAGAAATTGCTAATGCTTTTTTACCTCTTGCAAAATTAGCCATAATAATTAATCGCCGGTGTTATAAAAGTACTGGTTGAAGAGCCATCTTCCGTCAAGGCTCTTAGTAATTCTTCGTCATATAAAGCTTTAGTTTGTTGTACTAATTGTGGATTATATTTTTGTGATAGATAATAAGCTAAGCCTGATACCATGCATGGTACAAACTGATAAGGTACATCTACTTCATTAGTGTAGGCTCCTGCATCTTGGATTCTTTTAACAAAATATATATGGGCATTTTGTGCAGCAGCGGTTGCGTCCGGTGTAGGATAAAAAGTTACACTTACATAATCTGCAAATTTACGTACATAATATTGATTAGGTGTGCCTTTAGATAGTTTGTTAGCTAATGCAGAATAAATAGAACGATTAATTTTATTCATAGCAGAATCAGATTGAGTAGTAGTAGTTCTATCTGTTCTAAAAGTTGCTTCTAAAATATCTTCAAATCCGTATAAACCATTAGTAGGTAGAGTGGTAGCACTTGTGCCATCTGCAGCACTTCTAAAGAATTTATATTCTTCTTGGCCTTCAACTAAATCAATACTAGTGTCACCTATTTCCCAATGATGTAGACCTCTGTTAGCCCATTCTTGCAACATTATGTTTAAAGAACGTCTAGCTGAAGTTAAATGATAACCTGTAATTTCTTTAATACCTACACGATCGTAGGCCTCTTGAAATACCTCGTCTAAAACAAAAGTACTTTCAAAGTTATTAGTACCGGAAGTTGCCATTTAGCTAATCCCCTTACCCGGTATAATATGCTACAAAAAAATCACAATTTGTTAATGCAACATAAGCACCAGTATTAAATTTAATACCATCACCTGGTATGTAGTGATCAAAAGATTCATTTGCTCCTGATCCAAATTTAAATTGAGCTTTTATTTTAGTGCTACTTGCGCTGGTGCCATCATAAATAATTATAACTGCATCTGCTGCGCTTGATTGAGCTTGAATAGATTTAATTCTAATAGGACCTAGGTTAGTTGCTGTGCCAGCACCACTTCCTATAAATCCTTGCACTCTTCCTGAAGAGGCTAAAGGTTTTATTGCTAATACATCTGAACTCATATTTTTCTCCTAAACCAAGAGGGCCCGTAGGCCCTCTAAATTATTATTTATTACGCGTCTGCGTATGGTGTTACTATCGTACCTGATCCAAGCAGTAAAGAACTGTGAACTAAGTATGTAGCAGTATCAATTGCTGTGAAAGATACTACGCTACCAACAATTCCACCTTTTGTAGAACCATTCATAGTTATAACATCATTTGTTGCAGCTGGAATAAAAGCTTTTTTAGAACCATCATCTACTGCAATCATGATACCACCTTTAAATTTATCAGTACCATCAGTTAAGATGTCCATATCAGTTGCAGCAGTTTCCACATAAAAGTGAAAAGTTGCACCAATGTTGTTTAAGTTGTTAACGTCAGTATCACCTGCTGATGCGCCATTTGCATTTACATTGATTGAAGGTAAAGTGAATTTACCATCTGCATCGTTTGTAAGTAAGATTTTGCCAGCGTGTGTAGCGACTGTTAATGTAGTGTCAGCTGTTAAGCTAACAGTCATACCAGGACCTGTATTTACAAAGCCATTTTTAGAAATGACTGGTCCTGAAAAGGTAGTGTTTGCCATAATTTTTCTCCTAGTTATTTCGATGTAGTCTCTAGGCCGTCGTCTGAGTACGTCTACACCAAAAGTTTATCTCAGTTTGTTAAGATGAATTATACGCTTTTAAATACTAATATGCAAATAAAAAGGGGGCCGAAGCCCCCTTTAAATTAGATTACTTAATTAAGAATTAAGCAGTTCCTGGTGATCCGAAGATACCTCTATAGTCAGAAAAGCCGAAGCTGTATCTTTCTCTAGCTTTGTATCTCATGTTACCTGTATCGAAGTCACCTTCCATAGCAGTTTTTAAAGCTGCTCTTTCGAAGTATTTCATTCCATTAGGAACATCAGTCTTGATAAAGAATGCGTCAGTATCAGTTAGGTAGTTATTCACTACATAACCTTGAGGAATCATCCCCATTGATTTAACAGCATTTATATCGTTATCTGCAGTACCAACTCTTTGAGAAGACTTCATCAGTCTTTCAGCTGTAAATTGTAGAGCAGAAGGAATAATCATTTTTACTCCTTTTGCAGCAATTTTTAAGCCTCTTTCATCTGTCATGTTAGCAATGTCAATTAACGATTGCTCTAAAGATGTCTCATTAAGGTCAGCAGCCGTAGTCAACGTGTTACTAACAGTCCCGTTTAAAGTAGGGTGATCAGTAGCACAAAGCTCTTTTGCATCCCCACCTGTAACGGCTGTGTTAAACGCGTTGTTTANTACGTTTGCAGCTTTAACTTGCTTGGTTGTCGCCATAGATCTTGCTAACGCTTTAGTATAGCGTGAGCCAAGACTGTCATACAAGTTATCCTCAATTGCTTCTTCAGTAATAGAAAAAGCGAGAGCAATTGTCTCATGAGTGTAACGTGCAGTGAAAGTCTCTTGCGCATCGTCATAACCGATGGCAGATCCTTCTTGCTTAACGCCAGCAGATCCGAAACCACTTAACATCACTTCTTCTTCAAAAGCTCTGTCAGATGATTCTTTATCGAAAATCTCCAAATGTTGATTTTCGTAGTTTTTGTACTCAAGTCCGAATAATGCATTCAGACCTGGCTCTAGCTCTTTTGCTAGTTGTCCTCTTGATATAGCCATATATTCCTCCTGCTATTATGCGTCACCGCCAGTAGTTGTAAGGTAAAGATGCTCGTTAAATTTAACTACATAATTACAATCTGCTACCGAGATGTCATTGTTTTGTGGGTCCGAAGACGGTCTAATAATCCTGAACTGTGCTGTAGCACCAGAACCAGTAACAGAAGAAGCGGTAGTTGATTTAGCTCTACCAGTGACAGTGTCACCAGTACCTAGAACTGAATCGATATTATTACCTTGTGCTGCTTGTGCTAAGACTCCTCCTGCTTGAACTTCAAACAGAGTATTAGGATCGTCGTATACGAACGCGGTTATTGTTTCACCAGCAGCCACATTAGTTTGTGAATACTGATTTTTAAAAGTTGGTTTGCCAGTTGATGGATCTTTAGTTATGAATACACCGTTTAAAACACCAAGATTCTTAGCGCTTGTAGCTGTACCAGCAGTAATAACACCACTAGCATTTCCAACAATCATACCTTGAAATAAATCGAGGTTAGCGTTGTCAGCTATTTTGTATTCACTTGTAGCCATGTTATTAACACTGCTACCTAATTTTCCCATTGCTCTGAAACCAAATGCGGCACTTTGATTAGCCATATTGTTTTCCTCCTTAAAGGGTTAGTTGATTAAAATGATGGGTAAAAATTCCTAAAAAATTTTAGTCTTTTGAACCACCAAAAGTTACACGAGTCTGTCGATCATTATTAATCGGCATACTTGGATGCTGTTCCTTCATGAGATCGTTATTCACTGCTTCATTTCTTTCCGCAGTTAAGTTGTTAAAGTACGCTTCACGCGACTTTGCGATTTCTTCAGGGATCCTTGCCAGCACAAGGCCGCCAACTCCTATCATTCCTGCATACTTACCAGTATCAACGCTTGGATAATTGTCATTCGGATATTCATCTGCTCTTACAAATTCCCATCCGGAACGCATTTTTCCTGAAACATTTTGGGTATCGTCGAAACCCATTGATTCAGTTCTTATCCATCTATGTCGATACCCGTCTGGTGCAGGCGGTGAATCTAGAGATGATGGTGGAGTCCAAACTGCAGGTCTTTCGTTTTTGACCCTAGTTTCGCTCACGCGGGAAGTTTTAACTGTTTTAGTCCCAGTTTGTTTTTTAGTCATTATGCTTATACCTCCTTCGCGGCTAATTGTTTCGCATACTCTTCGAGTGGCACACCTAATCTTTTAGAAATTGCTACCTGTGATGGTGTGAGCCTCACAGTTTTTCTGCGTCCTTTTGTGGCTGGACGTTTGGCACTTGCTACATTTTGAGCGGGTTGCCCTGTAGATCTTTCTACACTATCAAATTTGTGTGGAAATTCAAGTCTTATTCTTTTATCTACTTCAGAATAATATTCTGTCGTATTTGGATCAAAACCTTCTTCTTCCACTAAAACCTTATGGATGTCAAAAGCAGTGTAAGTCATAGCATTATCTGAGCCAAACCAAGCGTTTTTAGAGGCCCAAGCGTCTGCTTGTGGATCCGGGGCTGCTGGTTGTGGAGTAGATTGTGCAGGGGTTCTAGCAGGAACTGGAGCTTGTGCTCTAAGTT